TGGTTTATAAAATTCCTTGGATACAATAGAAAAAATTATTCAGGGCAGCAGCGCAGATGAAATGAGTTTTTCTGAAAACGACTCTGTGCAAATACGGGATGTTTCTGTTGATGATAAAAACAACGCCATCTATGTTCAGCTTTATACAAAAAGACAAAAAAAAATTGCCGAAACTTTGCAGGAACAAAGCGAACAGATTGCAAGACGTTGGGAGGCTATGGCAGCTGAAACATTATATAAATTACAAACTACAATCGACGGAGAAGGAATATCAGACACAATCAAATATTATGATAACTCTTCTACGGAACATCATACAACCGTCGCTTCAACTTGGGACAATGCTAATTCTGACCCAATTAAAGATATAAAGGCTGTATTAAGCGAAATTAATAAAGCTGGAGGAACTAGACCAGAAGCCATAATTCTTGACCCATTGGCTGCGGAATTATTTATTAATAATAAAGCTGTACAAAATATGATGAATCTTAGAAATGCTTATTTTGGGGATATAAGACCTGAAGTTGAGGGTGTAAATGGTGCAAGTTATATTGGCACATTGACTGGATTGGGAATTGATGTTTTTGAATATCAGGAATATTACGATTATGTGGATAAATCTACAAAACAAATTAAGACAAAAGCAATTATTCCGGATTACACAGCTTTATTTGCACCGAAAGGCAACTTAGTAAAATTTGGAGCTGTAAGTACAATTAGTGATGGGATTTTAGAAGGTGATTTAATTCCTAGAACTCATGTGAAAGAAGAAAATGACACTATTACAATCCGTACAATGTCAAAACCAGTAACAATTCCTTTGAACACAAAATCATTGAAAGTTCTAAAAGTTAAGTAGGTGATGGTTGATGGCAGTGTATATAGTTAAAGAATCGTTTATTTATGACGGAAAAATACAAAATATCGGCGAAGAAGTTCAAATACTGGAAAAAGATGTGATTGAAAATTGTATCAATAGAGGACTGATAGAGAAAAAAGACAGTAAAAAAGCAGACACAAAAGACATTTCGGAAGAAACAGGAGTGTCAGATTCTGAATCTAAAACGGATAAAAATAAGAAAAAATAGGTAAAAGAACATGAATTTTAAAGATATTTTAGAAAATGATATACAAAATGTATTTTTAAATCCAGAAGAGTTTGGGGAAACACATAATTTGAATGGTATTGATGTTATTTGCGTGACAGATGAGGACAGTTTTCAGGAAAAGGAAATTAGCGGAAAATTAACAATAGAAAGTGGATTTTACAAGGAAGGAATTACGGTGTTTATTGATAAAAAATATTTGAAGTATAAGCCTGATGGGAATATGAGGATAGATTTTGATAATAAAGAATGGATAGTTGCAAACTGTAAAGAGAACTTTGGTATGTATGAACTTGATTTGTATAGATACACGGATTATTAGGAGTTGATTTAGATGTTTACAATTCAATTTGATGAAAGTATCCTTAATGATATCGAGAATAAGTTTATTGAATTTCCGCAACAAGCTCCAAGAGCTTTGGCAAGTGCTTTGAATAGAGTTTCAACTATGAGTAAAACTCGTATGGTTAGAAATGCAACTAAGACTTATACTGTTAAATACGGAGATTTACTAAGCGGATTGACTATGAAAAGGGCTAATCCTAGTAAATTGATGGCTGAAATTAATTCAAATGGAAGTTATTTAGGGTTAGACCATTTTCAGTTAAATCCTAGTGTGAGAACAGGCAGAACATCTGTAACAGCGACGGTAAAAAATGGAAATGGAATAATGCTTAATGACAGAACGTTTATAGCTTATAGAGATGGACATTTAGGAGCATTTGAAAGAGAAGGAAGTGGGCGGCTACCAATTAAGAGAAAATATGGACCGTCTGCTCCGCAAATGTTGGGACCAACAACACAGTTGCCTGATCTTGATGAGTTTATGTTTCAAAAATTAAATGAAAGGTTTGAACACGAGTTGGATAGACTCTTGTCAATGTAATTTATGAGTATTAAAGTTATTGAAAAAAGTTTGTATGACTTTTTGTGTGAGGAATTTAAAGATACCGATTATCAAATATTCCGAGGGGCGTTACCAGTTAGGAGATACGGTGAAATTGATAAAAACACGGGACAGAAAAAGCCGTTTTTTCCTTGTGTGACATTAAGGGCTTTGAGCTTGAGACAAGTTACGGAAGGAATGGACAGTTATGATTGCGACGCTACTTTTGAAATAATAGTTGGTACTAAAAACGAAGATTATATTGATAATCTTTACAAAGGTGAAGAAATCAGAAGCAAACTTTTGACTAAAGTTTACGATGAAAGAGGCTGGGCAATACGGGAAGATAAGGAATTTAAGTGTGATTTATATAGCGATGAGTTTGGAGATTTTATATTTTCAAGAATTACATTTACGGTTTGGGATTATCCTGTTGAGCCTGAAATTTTGAAGGAGGAATAATGGAAGATAGAAAACAGTATTTTTATTTAGGAGATACGCTGGATTTTAAAGATTTTAGATTTACAAAAGGAGTTACATATTTTGAAAATGATTTAATAAAAGAGAAATTTGAGAAATATCCACTTTTGAAAAAAATATTAGTAGATATTAATGAAGTTAGTACAGCGTTACAAAATGAAAAGTTAATTGAAGCAGTAACACAGCAAATTAGAGAGCAAATAGGATAGGAGGAAAATAATGGGATATAAACACGGAACTTATCAGAGTGAGACGTCAAGTGATATTTCCTTGCCGATAGTGCTGGATTATGGGCATTTTCTAGTAGGAATGGCTCCGATGAATAAGGTTAAAAAAGAGAATAGAAAAGTAAATGAACTTGTAAGATTAGGAACTTACAAAGAGGCAATTCAATATTTTGGAACTACTTATGATCTAGATTTTTCTATTTCACAAGCTATAAAAGTATTTTTTGAATTGTATAGTGTAGCTCCACTTTATGTTGTGAACATTTTGGATATAAATAAACATAAAACCAGCATGAAAACAACCAACGGCTTGGAATTATCAAACGGTAAAGTGCTAATTAAAAACCATAAAATAATTACAGATACATTGACAATCAAGGAAAATACAACTTCACAAATTATTTCAGACGCAATAACAATGTGGACTGATGAAGGGCTTGAAATTTATGCGACACCTTCGAATGGAAATAAAATTGATATTGAATATGAAGAAATTGATTTATCAAAAGTTACAAAAGCACAGGCTTTAGGCGGATATGATAATTCAACTATGAAAAGAACAGGTTTAGAGTTGCTGGATGAAGTTTATTTAAAATATTCAGAATTACCGGCATTTATAGATGTTCCTGATTTTTCAGGTGATAGTGAAGTTGCGGCGATTATGCAGACAAAAGCTAAAAATATAAATGGAAATATGTTTGAAGCTATAGCGTTAATTAATGCACCTATTGATAAACCCTATGATCAAATACCGAAATGGAAAGATGATAACAATGTAAATGGAAACGATCAAGCGGTTTTATACGGGAAATTAGGATTATCAGGTAAAAAATACATTCAATCTATTCAGTATGCAGCTTTGTCTTTATCGGTAGATAATGAAAATGGTGGAGTTCCATCACAAAGTCCTTCAAATTTTTCATATAAATGTGACAGTTTGTATTGGAAAAATCCAAGTGGCAGTCTTGAAAACATAATATTAGACAAAGAGCAGCAAGCAAATTTATTGAATAAAAACGGAGTAGTAACAGCTATCAATTTTAAAGGCTGGCGTTGCTGGGGTTCTGAAACGGCACTTAATCCAATGGCAACAGATCCGAAAGACAAATTTATTTATGGTCGTAGAATATTAAAATATGTCGGAAACGAATTAGTTATAAGCTATTTTAACCAAATTGATAAGAAATTTTCTAAAAAATTAGCTGAAACTATTACAAAATCAATGAATATACGGCTTAATGCACTTGTTGCAAGAGGAGATTTATTAAGTGCAAGTGTGGAATTATCGAAAGAAGATAATGATGTAACAAACGTTATTAATGGTGATATTACTTGGATTATTAAATTAGGAATTATTCCAGGATTAAAATCACTTGAATTTAAGAAAAAATATGATGTGGACGCATTAACAGAGTTTGCAAACAGTTTAGGAAAATAGGAGGAATTAGGAAATGGCAAAGACAAAATTACCTTTGGCGATTGTGGATGCCGATTTATACATAAATGGAACAAACAATCTTGAAGGTGTCGGGGAAGTTGAACTTCCGAACATTGAATATGCAACGGTAACAACAGAACAGCTTGGAATGGCAGCAGAATTTGAAGCTCCGTTAATTGGGCACTATAAAAAAATGTCTGTAAAAATAAAAATGGATAGCATGAACGATACATTGCTGAACTTTAATAATAGCGATTCTATTCAAGTTGAATGCCTTGGAGCGTTGCAAGAATTAAATAGAATGACGCACTCTCCAAAAATAACTGGAGTAGACGCTACAATGAAAGGATTTATTACCAAATTTGATGGACCAAAAGTTCAGAATGGTAAAAAATTTGAAGGCTCATTTGATATGAGCTTAACTTATTACAAACTAACTATAAACGGCAAAAC